CTTCGTGAGAGATTACAGACATTGAATGAAGTAGAGAATTACACTGGTAAATACTTCTCTAAATCATGGATTCAACGTCATGTACTCAAGATGGACGAAGAAGAAATTAAAGCAATTGAGAGTGAAATAGCTGCAGAAGAGCAGTCAGGTGAACTGGATGTTGGTTCTCGTGATGAGAACGAGCAGTAATTATAAATAAAGGTATAATACAATGTCAGAATATAATGTACAAGACTTAATTAAAAATGCCATCGGTGAGAAGCCAGTAGCTGTTCAGGACGTATTTGACAATCTTATGGTTGCAAAAGTACGTGATGAGATTTCCGGTAAAAGAATGGAAGTCGCGAATGCATTTGTAGCAGATGATGAAGAGGTAGAACTCGAAGATATCACTGATGCAGAACTTGAAGATGCCGCTGAAGATGAAATTGATAATGAAGAACTAGATGATGAAAGTGATGTCGATTCTGATGATGAATCTGACGAAGAAGCAGAAGACGAGATCGACGAAACTGAAGAAGATTCAGAGGAAGAAGAAAATGGCGAAGACACTGAGACAGATTCTTGAAGTTGCTGAACCTAAAGCAGGTGATGAAAAGCGCTTCAAAGATAAACATGTAGTGCAGAAGACACGCAACCCTGCATATAAAGATGAAGCAGAAGAAGATGCGGTCTATCAAGCTACTAATGTAAAAAAAGATAAGACTAAAAAGTCCGGCGATCATACAGAAGGTGATGATGCGAAAATGTATGAAGCAAAAAAGCTTCAGTCATTTTACAACACTGAGCTTGATGAGGAAGAAAAGTTTATTCCAGAAGGTGTCGTTGATACTTTAAAAAAGATTCAAAAGACTCGTAAAGAGATGCAGATTAAGTTTAAAAACGGCCAGTCTATGGATGTAGACCCTAAGACAGCAGGGATGCTGATGGACGTTCATAAACAGCTTAACAGTGCAAATGCACGTAAGTTTCAGCAATCATTAGAAAGAGGCCAGGATCATTTTATGAAAATGGTTGACTTTGCAGGGAGTGTTGCATGATCTTAAATCTTAAAGGTGATGAAAGAAATGTAAGCACTGCTAACACAGTTAGTAATGCATCATGTGTACGAGTTTATATTGCTACTGGTACAAGAGTTATGACTGTAACTGACGCTGGTGCAACTCAATTAGGTAACACAACGCTAGGAGCAGGCCAGCATATTGTATCTAAGCATCCAACAGATTTGCTTACGTTCAATAGTGCTACTCCATGTACTCCTATCGCGTTTAATGTAAGTTAAGAGGCTATGATGAAACTCTTTTGCGAATTATCTGAAGAAGTACAGTTAGTAACTGAAGCTAGAGATGACGGATCTAAAGACTTCTTTATTGAAGGTATTTTCATGCAAGGCGATATTAAGAATCGCAACGGTAGAGTTTATCCTCAACAAGTGCTTGCAAAAGAAGTATCTCGCTACAATGAAGAAGTAATTAAAAAGAATAGAGCTTATGGCGAATTAGGTCATCCAGCTGGACCTTCAATCAATCTTGAGAGAGTATCTCATATGATTAAAGAGTTGAAGCAAGACGGTGCTAATTTTGTCGGTAAGGCTAAAATTATGGACACACCCTACGGTCAAATTGTCAAAAATTTGATGACTGAAGGTGCCACACTTGGTGTATCTTCAAGAGGTATGGGCTCACTTAAAGATGTAGGTGGTGCTCAACAAGTACAAAATGATTTCTACTTAGCTACAGCTGCTGACATAGTTGCTGATCCTTCTGCACCCGATGCTTTTGTTAAGGGTATTATGGAGGGTGTTGAATGGGTGTGTGTAGACGGCAACTGGCGAGCACAAGAAGTAGTAGAAAGAATCCAGGAAACTGGTAGACGTTCCGTGAAAGAACTTGAAGAACAGAAGCTTGCTCTGTTTGATAGATTCCTAAAAACGCTAGGTTGATTAAATTATAAATATTACTAGTAAATCTCGATAAAAGGAGCTAACGATGGCTGAAGAGAGAAAAGATCTAGAGGATCAAGTTATCGAGGACAACATCACTGAAGAAGAGCAGCTCGATGAGTTTAAGGCTTCTGGTGAAGATTCCTCTGTAGCCGATCCTGTAGCACCAAAAGGTGGTTCTGCTAAGGCGAACCGTAAAGCTGATAAGGATGGTGGTGATAAGGGCACTCAAGAAGTACCTGTTGCCTCAACACCTGGTCAGTCTAAATCACAACTTATGGCTAGTATGATGGTCAAGATGGGTGGCATGAATAAGGCCGCACTTCAGGCTATGTACAATGGAATGGCTAAGCAACCTAAAGCTGGTGTTGCACCTTCCATGCCAATGCCAAAGCTGAGTGTCAAAGAAGACCTCGGTGATCTGTTTGGTAGCGAAGAGTTATCTGAGCAGTTCATGGAGAAAGCTGAGACAATTTTTGAAGCAGCTGTTAATGCACGTCTTACAATTGAAGTTGAAAAACTTCAGGAGCAGTTTGACGATAAGTTAGCAGAAGCTACTAAAGAACTTGAAGAGCAAATGACTACTAAGGTCGACGAGTACCTGTCATATGCCGCAGAAGAGTGGATGAAAGAGAACGAAGTTGCTATCGAATCTGCTCTCAAGGTTGAGATTGCTGAAAACCTAATGAATGGTATGAAGCAAGTATTTGCCGAGAACTATATTGATGTACCAGAAGAGAAGCTTGATGTCTTTGAAGAGTTAGCTGCTAAAGTAGATGAACTCGAAGAGAAGCTTAACGAAGAAGTTAAGTCGAAAATGGAGCTTACTCGTGAAGTAGAAATTCATCAGCGCGCTGCTGTATTTGCAGAAGTAGCTGAAAGTCTTACCGACGTTCAGGCTGATAAGTTCGCTAAACTTTGTGAAGGTATCGAGGCTGATGATACAGAAGCGTATCAAAAGAAACTCGAAATGATCAAAGAGAACTACTTCACAACAAAGGTAGTTACTGAAGAGGCGGAAGAAGAGCCTTTGGAAGATGCAACAGAAAACACTGTAGCTATTGATCCAGAGATGTCTCGTTACGCTCAAGCCATTTCAAGAACTGTTAAACGATAAATAATTGAACAAAGTACTTTAAGGGAGAGCTAAAATGTACTTATCTGAAAGCGTACAGCAGAAGTGGCAGCCAATTCTTGAGCATGCTGATCTTCCCGAGATCAAGGATTCTCACAAGCGCGCTGTTACTGCTCAACTGCTAGAAAATACAGAAGTATCCATCCGTGAAGGTGGTACTTGGAGCACTAAGGGTCTTCTTGCTGAAGCCCCAACAAACGCAACTGGTGCAGACATCGACAACTACGACCCAGTATTAATTTCACTGGTCCGTCGTTCTATGCCTAACCTAATTGCATACGACATCTGCGGCGTTCAGCCGATGTCCGGTCCTACTGGCCTTATCTTCGCAATGCGTTCGAAGTATACAAGCCAGGCTAACTCTGCTACAGAGGCATTCTATAACGAAGCTGATACAGCCTTCTCTACAGTTGCTGCTGGTGCTAACACTCTTGGTGACAAGAACGTTGGTACAACACCAGGTACAGCTAACAACGCAGAAGCTGGTCTTTACAACTTCGCAGATGCAATGCCAACTGCTCAAGCTGAAACACTTGGTGAAACTGGTAACACAGCATTCCCAGAGATGGCTTTCTCAATCGAGAAGGTATCTGTTACAGCTGGTTCACGTGCTCTGAAAGCTGAGTACTCAATGGAACTAGCACAAGATCTTAAAGCTATCCATGGATTGGATGCTGAGACAGAATTAGCAAACATCCTGTCTTCTGAGATCCTTGCTGAAATCAACCGCGAAATCGTTCGTACAATCAACGTTACTGCTACTCAAGGTGCACAGTCTGATAC